TGCTTGCGCTCGTTGGCCTTGTCAAAGAACTTCAAGACCTCCGGGGCAAGACGGAAGATGCCCCCAATCAGGGAGCCGAAGATGCCGCCGCCAAGCAGTTCAAACATCTGACCATGCCATGATTTACTCCACAATCACCACCGTGTCGGTGTCATCAAAGAACATTATCCTGCCCCGGCAGGCAATGTTGTAGTCCTGCCCGTTGGCATCCAATTCAGTCCAAGACCGGGTTTCAATCCGCACATGCTTGGCAAGAATCTCACGCCCGTTCTCAAACACCCGCCAGACATGGAGCATGGAGCCACGACCCGGTTGTCCTCGTGACTTGTTGAACCGGATCGTGTAGTTGTTCACTCAGGGCGGGCAGGCCACTGAATAGCGTCGGGGAACCCAGGCTGAAGACGAATCTCCCGCAGGCCACGGCGATACTCAATCCACGCAGCCTTGGCACCCGAAGTCATAGGCACATCAGGCAGCATTGACCAGTCCGACTCGGCCAGCATCTTCTTGGCGCGATCCCAGGCAAGTTCACCCGCAGACGATGTAGCAGGGCCAGGGGGCGCGTCGCCCACCTCAACCCAACCCATGTCGTTGTAGGCATCACCCAGCCACGACAGATCACCAATCTGGTCGATGAAGCCGTGAAGACCGAAAATCGGCCCCCAGTTTTCAGGCAGCGGCTGCGGCTCGTTTAGTGCGCTTCCGTCCGACAGTTTTTTGAGTTGCCACAGTTTGCTCATTTGATTCACTCCTTGCCATCATGGCGGGTTGAAGTCCGGGTTGCTCAAGTGCAGGCGGCATCTGAGCGCCGATGGATTTGTGCGGGTCTATATCGTTGACAAACGGAGGCCAAACAGGCCCCGCGTCCATGTGCGGATCGACTTTCCACTTGCGCCAACTTGCAAAATCTCTGCGCGGTTGAACTTGAATATGGCACCCAACATTTGCGGCCAACTGATGAATTAGTTCAACAACTTCTACTGGCTGCATAGCAGCCCAAACTGTGCGTCCGCTGTTCATGCGCATCATAAGTTCAGTCGTGCCGCCAAAAGAAGTGCCGACGGTTACTGAGCGGGCCCGATTGAAATCACCTTCGCGGTTTTCTATGGACATCTTCTGATTAAAAGCGTCCATTGTTTTTTGATGTGCAGTTTTTTTCATTGCGGGTTCCAAGAAATGTTAACTTGCCCACCTGGACTTCCAACGGTAATTGGGTATGAGCCCCCCGGAGTTACCGGAACTGCATTGTATGTTGTGGGGTTTGCAGAACTACCGGGGTTTCCAGGGTTGCCCGCACCTCCCGGATTTCCGGGATAACGGCGTCCGCCGCCTCCGCCACCGCCACCGCCACCGCCGCGCCCACCGGGATATGGAGGCAAGGGGTTGCTGATAATTGCGGGATAGCCTACGCCTCCGCCACCACCAGCGCCACTGGCGTTCGACGGCGCGCCATTTCTGTTTGTACTGTTATAAGCGCACCAGCCGCCTCGCCCACCGCCAGGAGTGCCCCCCGTGCCGTTATTGAAAGAGTACTGAGGATTTAAGCCGTCGTTGCCTGCGTTACACAATCCAGCCCCACCCCCACCAGTGCCGCCATCTTGACCGGAGTTGCAAGCATAAGTACCGGAGGCCCCCGCGCCACCGTTTATGGTGGGCGTTCCGCCATAACCGCCATATCCAGGATCCCCACCAACTACAGTTCCAATCAAATCTTGTGGGCGCCCTTGATAACAATAACAATAGATAACATAACCAGCACTGCCGCCACCGCCACCGCCACCGCCAGTAGACGCATTGCCCGCTGCGCCGCCATTACCGCCGCTTCCTCCAGCCCCGCCAGTAAAGTTGTAGCCTAGTCCCGACGAAGTACCGCCGGTCGCGCCAGTGTTTCCAGGCGATCCGGGATTGCCAGCCCCGGTTGGGGTACCGGAAGAGCCAGTACCGCCAGGGCTTCCCGGACCTTGGTTTCCGCCAGCAGTATTACCACCACCACTATTACCGCCACCCCCTTGCCGGGTGGGAGAAGTTGGTTGGCCGTAGTCGCCGTCGCAACCCGGAGTAACGCCGCAATAGTAGATATAGGAGTACGACGAACCGCCCCCACCACCGCCGCCGCCAGGAGCACAGCCTCCGCACCCAACATTACCTGGGTTTCCAGAATTTCCGGCAGAACCAGTACCACCTTTACCAGTTACAGAAACCGTTGAAATCCCAGAGGGCACACTAAAAGTACCCGGAGAATTGAAAGTTTCGCTACCTCCGGGGGTAACAGTTTTGCCGCCAAGTAGCGTTACTTTAGGTGTTCCTGCTGGCATTACATTATACTCCCAACTGGTTTATTGGTGCCGTACATTACTCTACCGTCTTTAGCGTATTCTGCGTTGGGGCCATTTTTATCTACATAATGCAGCATAAACTGCACATTTAACTGCCCCTCTTTTAATGGTTGCCTCCAGTGCATCACATCGCAGCCCAGATATACAACCGCATCCCCCGGATTCAATATATGTTTTTCAGGATCGTTCTGACCATACTGCGTATATATGGGAGAAAATTCGCCCTTCGTGGCAACATTAACGGTAACGCTAATTTCACATGCCGGACGATCCGTATGAGGTTTTAATTTTTCTCCGGGTTGATAAATGCGGGAATAAGAATATGTAGGAATCAATTCTTTTCCAGTCGCTTCTTCGACCGCTTCTTTGCTTGCTTGAAGTAATACTTCAATCAGAGGGTCAGCGTAATAGGCGTACCGCGAAGTTGGGTCGCCGTTATTACTAACCTCTGCCCATTCACCGCGACGAAGTTTATTTTCAAAATACTGAGAAACGACGGAAATTGTTTGAGAATCTATAAAATTCTCAATCAGTACACAACCATGTTTTTCAAAGTGTGCGGCGTCAGTCATAATAAAACCACCCCGTTACAATGTATTTTGACTGGTTGCCAAGCACGGTATTTCCGCGATGTGCGTGTGTGTACGCTGCGGGCCAAACAATCATTGTGTTGGCTTCTGGGCGAATACGCAACCGTTGGTACAAAAACTCGGTCTCCCCGCCGTCCTGCTCGCCAAGGTCATTTAGATACAGCATGTATACAAGAACACGGTCGGCATGTTCTTTATTACCCTGCTCGCCGTGCCATACATGGTACCCACCGCCCGGGTCGGTGCGCTGCATTTTCATGGCGGTGCCATGTATTTTGGCGTCCTTTAGTACAGAGAACAGTTCTGTGTACTGGTCGTAACACTGCTGCAACCCATCAAAAAACAATCTGACTGCGGGAGTATCATTAAACGCTGCCGCCGTATGCACGCCAAAATTTAACCCCAACTGCATATCGTTTTTGTGGTGTTTTTGAGCGTTCTCCCCCCGTTGCCGGTTATGCCCCGCTCCCGATTCGACCAGTCTTTCAAATTCATTGATCAAATGTTGGCAGTACCCTTCTGGATACACATCCCGGTAGATACCAATAAATTCTTTGTACTCGGCGTTCATTTGAATGCGGGGCCAGAAACCCAAGCCACAAGAGATTGACGGTTACCGCTTGTCACGGGGGTTACTTGGTGGAGTACATACGAAGGAAACGCTGCCACCAGACCCCGCTGTTTGCGGACATTGACGGGCTGACCACCAGCATGCACTTGAAGGTTTCCCCCCTCGTACTGGCTCGGGTCGGTCAGTTGCAGTACCAGACTGAGTTTCCGGCTTGGGCTTACCTTGCCCCCATAGTCCACATGCCATCCGTACATCCCCTGTTCTGATTGATCGTAGTTGGTCAACTGCAAGGCTTCGCCAAACCCAGTCAAGTCAAACCGATAATACTGAGCGTTGAGCGACGAAGCAATATGCCCCATTTTCTCAAACACCCAAGCCGTATCCGGCATTTTGTTGAGCCACGATACTTGAGAGCGTCGGACTTTAGCAAGGTCGTCGCCTGTTGGATTGCCGCCCACCTGTGCCCGCTGATCTGCGTTCCGTGCTTTCTCTTGGAGCCAGTTCAACTCCTGTTCCGTAAAACCATTCTCCCACCAAACAAACGGCTCTACGAAGTTACCGTAAGGCGTCAGCATGTGCTGCACGGGCGCTCCTTGTGCGACACGATGAAGTGAATGCACCGTGTTGGGGTGTCGGCGTTGCTGCCGGTGAGTTGATGCTGCATCCACGAGTTCGCAAACATGACCGTCCCCGGCATCATGTTGTTGAAGTGGATGATGTTGGTGGCGTTGCTGACCTCTGATCCCTGCACGAAATCCAACTCGATCATGGACTTGTTCATGCGGGTGTCGTGGTAGATGGGGTACGCCCCGCCTTGAGGTGTTTCCAGAAAGAACCAACCGCACATCTGGCTGTTCTTGTGGGTATGCACATTCGTGCCGCCACCACGGTTGACCTCCTGCGCCCAGAGTCCTTGGAGGTAAAAGTCGTACTTCTCGACTGCGTAGCCTTGATCTTTCAGTAAACCTACGACCGACAGCAGGATGTAGTCTGCCACTTCCCTGAAGGCAGGATCGTGCCCAAGATGAGCGGACTGACACATCGGCCATTCTGGCTTGCGTACCTGATCCAAGTATTGGATACATGTTGGCAGAACCTTTTCAGCCAAGTCGGGCCGCTCATCTCGGTAGACGATAACCGGGAAGTAGGCAAAGCCTTCCATCAAGCGTTGATGTGGGCTGCCAGCGCAGCGGCAAAGGCCGTAATGTCAGCAGCGGTCACATCACGAGCGTCCACAGGCTTGCTGCGGGCGTTCTCGA